AAGAGATTGATCAAATTGTTAAAAACACTCAAAATGTAATTGATAAATGTTTCAACAATGACTGAATTTGTGAAGAAACCTGATGAGATTGTGCTGGAAGCCGATTACGAGCTTGCCCTTCAAGAGATTAATCGCTGCCTGGATGCCGCATTTGGCAGCCCTGAACGGGATCGGCTCGAAGTGCTGACTGTTTTAGTAGATGACTATGAGGTCAAGCATTACCCCATGAAAAACAATGACTAACGAAGATGTTAATTCATTGAAATAAATAATTCATTGAAATGAATAATTCGATGACAATTGCAACATAAAGGAATGCATTTATCTATTTCTTTTTTAATTGTATTCCAGCAATAACCCCTTGCCGGCATACAGCTTACTGTATATTTTTTGTCTTTTAAATGATGAAATTCTATTACTCTGTGGTCCACTAAACCACAATTAGTGCATGATAAGTTTTTCTTATATTCTAATAATTTATCTTTAACTTTCTGATACGCCTGCATCGTTATTATAGATATAGTTTTTATCTATGGGGTCAGGACCTCCATTGCAGATAATAACAGCTCTTTCATAAAAAAAACAATCTGTTTTGTTCTGTTTTTCTAAAGCTTCTTTTACTTTTTGCCAGTTCATTTTAGTATGTTCATCCATTATTTTTTTCGTTTGGTGTTAACCAAAAATAATCATTTGTTTCACCTAGTCTACCCCATTTAGGTGCATGTTCAACATTAAAATATCTACTAGACACTTTAAAATCTGGGGTTTTTAATTCATTATTAGTAAGCGAAGGATCTACCATGCGACAACGATTGTTCGGATAAGCTCCGATTTGTCCATTTTCTAATTCAATAATGTTATGTGATTTGTGTTCGTCAGGAACTTCAGCAAAATAATAATCTGGTTCATCTCGATGAGGATGATAATTGTCAATTGTAAACAAATAAGAACCTTTCATTTTTCCTGATTCTCTTGTCATTACTTCAAACTCCATATTATAAATTAAATTCTTTTCTATTACAGTAAGTCCAGTATCAAACCCATTCCAGAATTGTAAATCTGTTAAAGGTAAATCAGGAGTAGGAGCCACGGGGCTAGTAGGATTGTCACTATCCCAAGAAAGAAAAGCACTAATAGGAAGTTTGTCATAAAGTGCTCCGTATTCGGTAAGGTACGTTTCAAAATAAAGAGCACGCCCTGTTAAAGATTTGCAACTAACCCAATAGCCAGGAGTATATTCTCCATGGCCATCTTGTAAATCTCTAAGATACTCTCTTCTAACCCAAACTTTAATTGGAGGTAAGTTAGCAACTAGTGTTGTCATTGTTATTAAAGGTTTGGTTTAATGTCGTGGAATTTGCCCATGAATTCATCAATTGTTTCTAAAGCATCTAGCTTTAAAAGAATTTCTGATAAACCTTGAATAACAACAGGATGTTCATTTCTTGCTGCAAATGCCAATGCATTTCTGAGTTGTGAAGCTGCCTCCTGAATTGATTCTTTTACTTGTCCTGATAAAGCCATTTCAGATTCTTTGGGTTGACGAAAAATAGGAATTAATCTCATCGACATAAAATTGTTTTATTCACTATTCTTGTAAATTATTTTAATAAAAATAATGAATAAAACCGTAACATGTTTTAGTTATTTCCGAACAACTAACTGGGTTTAGTCATTTCAGATCCAACGTTGCTTTTCACTTCTTTGAGGATTGTATTTCCAATAGTCTATAGGCAATTCTAAATTATTAAAAGGTCTTTCGTATTTTTCATTGTTAGGAAGACCTCCCCATTTTTCAACATAGTATTTACCATTAGATGCAAATGTTTCTTCATTTTTTAATTGAAAATTTACATTTCTTTTTAAAGTACTGCTTACAGCGTGATTGTAAGTTAAAGGAAAATTTTCCCATTTTAAATTTGCCATTCTCATCCGATGGCGATGATCATTATCTTCGTAGTATCCAGGGAAAAAGTTTTCATCAAATGTACCCACTTTATTAATTATTTCAGGTGTAAGCACCATGCATGAATAAGCGTTTTGAGTTTCATCACATAAAAGACCTACAAAAGGTTTTTGTAAACGTTCTGCTAATTTTTTTAATTGATTTTTTCTAGGATGCCAATCACATCCCATAATAATCCAATAAGGTACATCAGTATTTTGTTGAACAATTTGATTACAGCTACCAGCAAAACCTACATTCATACGATTAGTAAGAACACATACTTCTTTAATATTTTGATTGCTAAGTCCTACAATAATTTGATCAATAGCATCTTGAACAGAATAATCTTTGCCCATTGAATTATCCAAAATAAAATAACGATTAACTGGATAATCAATTGCATGATATTGTTTAAGCAAATCTTTGCCTCCATTAAGAATCATGGTGGCGATTATTTCAATGGGTTTTGACATTTTAAAATTTTTTCTAAGACTAGCTTATAAATCTACTCGAAGATAATCTTCTTTTCGTTCTTTAAGTTTTGCTTCATATTCATCGGCATAACATTTTTCAACGTCTTGAACATAACCATCGCATTCTTCTTCATCTATAACCACATAAAAACGAGAAACGTTACAAGTCATTGCAAAAAAATTTTTATGGTCTATAGTTATTTTAAATTGTGTAACTACAATGGAATTAAAAAATAATGAAGAGCCAACAAATAATATTGTTGATTATTACGAATTAAATTCTTTACCTTCTCGAATCGAGATCAATGGCAAAAGACATTATAATACACCTTTCTATACAGGACCTGCTCCGTCCGTGACAACTATCTTATCTGAGACTGCAAGCGAGAAGAACAAGAAAAAACTGGAAATGTGGTCTAAAGCCAACCCGGGGGTAAAAGAAGAAGCGGCTCATCGTGGAACGTACATCCATGCTGGTATGGAACATTATTTTAAAAAAGAACCTTACACCATTCCTAAAGAATATGAAAATTTTTGGCAAGGTATGCCTAATATACTTGACCAGTTTGAAAAAGTTATTTGGGCAGAAACACCTTTTCTTGAAGAACACCAATTTGCTTTAGCATCTGATGGGGTAGGGCGTGTTTGGGGTAAAGACAAGGAAGACAGGGCGTGGGCTGGCTCTCCTGACTTGATTGGCTATGTTAACAATAAACTAACACTTGCTGACTTAAAAACCAGTGTCAAACCTTACTCAAGATATTGGCCCAAAAATTATGAAAAAGGTTCTAAAGAGTGGAGAGATCTTCTTAGTGGATATATGAAATTTAAAAAAACATTAAAGCAATTAGCTGCTTATGACATTGGCATAGAACAAACTTTAAATATTCAAGTAGAACAAGCTGCTATTTTAGTTTCTACTCCTGAAAAAACTCAAGTTTTTAAAATCTCTAGAAATTATTTAAACATCTTAAGAGAAGATTGGTTCAAAGTTGTTGAAGAATATTACAGTCAAATCGAAAGATGTACCGTATATTCGGATGAATTAATTTAATCACTGTAAAATATTATTTGATGCACTTGTTTAATGAATCTAAATGTTTCAAGCGGACAGTGGATCACTTTTTTTAAACAACAAATGCAATTTTATTCTGATTTTCCAATTTGTTTTGTAGTTCCTTCTTCTGCTCATGTTCATGCTTTTTTAATTGCTCAAGAATCTTTTCCTAAAAACAATTTTACTTTTAAACTAAAACAACAGGCAAACTAACATGAACACAAACCAAAAAAATCTCAAGCCAGGTGACATTTGTTTAGACTATATTCCTATTGATTGGCCTTTAACTCCTTTAGGAAACGAAAAAAATCCTTATACATTTGGATGGCAAAACAAACCTTTTACTCCTGAAGAAATTAAAAAAGAATTAGAAAAAGGACAATGTAAAGCCATTGGTTTACTTAGTGGTCCTGTTTACAACCAACCATACGGGCTAGTTTGGGTTGATTTAGATGGTGAAAGTGTTATTGATTTAGTAATTAATTTATCTGGGGTAGATCCAGCTGAAGCTTTACCTTCTACTCTTACAATTCAAAGTGGTAAACCTGGTAGAACACGTAAATTATATAAATTACCAAAAGAACATTGGGATTGTTTTGCTCGTAATAAATATGTGTGGCATACAGATGTTAACCGTGAACAATTAGAAATTTTATGGTCAAAGCATCAAGGTGCTTTAATGGGTGCTCACCCTGAAACAGAAGGTTATTTTACTTCTGAAAATGCTGGTTTTGAATGGGCTAATAATCTTCCTGATCTTCCTATTTGGATTTTAGATGAAATAATTAAAAAGAATATGCGCAATGGTAAACCAGCTGCAGAGTACAGTAGGTTTGTTGGCCCTGGTTTTGCAATAAATACTTCAATTTCTTTAGAGCGAGATATTAAAGTTGCAATTGAAGCCATAAATCAAATGCCTATTGAGGCTGCTGATGACTACGATATATGGATTACTGTTGGCCAAAGTTTACATTCTTTAGATGAATCATTATTAGATGCTTGGGACGACTGGTCTAAAAGATCAGATAAATATAAAGAAGGGGAATGTCATAGAAGATGGAAATCTTTTTCAAAAGGAGGAGGAAGAGGTATTGGTAGTTTGTTTCATTTAGCTCAAGAATATGGCTGGAAACCTAGCCAAGAACACAAATACACTGGACCTAGCGATCAAATGTTAGAAGAATTTGAAGCAATTTTAAAAGAAATTACAAATCAATCTCCTGAAGAAATTGCTGAACACGCAATTTCTATTGAAAGACCAATAACAAAAGAAACAAAAAAACAACGTAATCTTTCTTCCAACGTTATTGTTGATTTACTTTTAAAAGATTATTACAAAGATAATCTTTTATTTAATCAAATAACAGGTCAATTTTATCAATACAATCGTGTTCATCCTGGCTTGTGGTCTCCTATGACGCGCTTAGAAATGCTAGGCGATATCCGTTTAAAACTTCAATTACCTGCATTAAAAGCAATAATGCCAAATGGATATACCTCTAACTTAATGAATGATTTATTTGCTCAATTACAATCTATATTAGCTTTTAATGATTGGTATCAAGGTAATAATTATCTTTTATTTTCTAATGGAGTTTTAAATATTGAAGATAAAGAATTACTTGACTTTGATAAAAAACTTTTTCTTACTCAGCGTATGCCTTATGCTTTTGATCCAAATGCAAACTGTGATCAAATTATTAACTGGCTTAAATACACTCAAAGAAATGACTGGGATCGTGTACAAGTTCTTAGAGCATGGCTTAGAGCTGTATTATTAAGTGCTTATGATATGCAAAAATTTGTTGAAATTATTGGTCCTGGTAAATCTGGTAAATCAACTTATGCAAATTTATGTGTTGCATTAGTTGGTAAAAGTAATTCATATAGTACAGATTTTTCTAATCTTGAAACAAACAGATTTGAAACTATTGCTTTTATGAATAAAAAACTTTTATTATTTCAAGATATGGATCGCTGGGGTGGTAGTGTTTCTAAATTAAAAGCAATTACAGGTGGTGATTGGATTCGCGTAGAACGTAAATTTCAAGCAGAAAATCCTGAACCTTTTCAGTTTCATGGTTTAGTAATGATTACAGCCAACGAAGCAATTCAATCAACTGATTATACTTCTGGCTTAGCACGTAGACGTTTAACAATTCCATTCGATAGACCTTTCCAAGGTAATTTTAAAGAGCAACGTGAGCTTATAAAATTTGATACACAAGGCAATCCACGGGGGGAATTTGCATCTTTATTACCAGGGCTTGTTAATTGGTTGTTAGAAATGAACAATGAAGAGATGCGAGGTTATTTAATGGAAACAGGTAATAAAGTTAAATTCTTTAAAGAATATGAAAAAATACAAAGCTTGCGTTCTAGTCCTTTACTTGACTGGATGGAACACAAAATTGTTTTTGCACCTGGTGAAAAATGCTCTATTGGTTTTGCTAAAGCCGCTCCTCCAGGGGGAAGTGGATCTTATGTTAACTGGGATAAATGGTTATATGCAAGTTACTGTGAATTTTGTAAAACATCTAATGTAAACATAATGTCTCGAAATCGTTTTGAGCCATTGTTTTTTGATGTTTGCAAACATCAACTTAAATTAAATATATTTCATGTACGTAATTCAAGAGGTTTATTAGTATTTAACGTTGCAATTAGAGATAGTGGTCCGGGTGTTTCCAAATACCCTTCTATTGTTGAAGTATCTACTGATAAAGAAAAATTTAAAGAATTTTATGGTAATGAAATAGAAGATACAAATGAAATAGTAACAAACAAAAAAGAATGGGAAAATAAAGAATTGTTTTAGTTTTTATCTACTTCCAAAGAAGCTTCGCATAACAAAGCAAATAAAAACTGTTTCATTTGTAAATAATCTTCTTGTTGATGTGCTGGTCTGGCTGGGCTGCCAGGCCAGTTTTCTATTGCATCACAAACTGCATCATACAATGTACGAACTGCTAATAAATCGAGTTCACATTGAATCACCACTTCACCTTATGAGACCAATATCGTGCTGAAAATTTATCTGGTTTGGCATCCTGTGCATTATGTCTAGCATAATATGATTTTTTTCTAGCTTTTTCTTTAGCTGTTTTAGGATTTTTGCCAGCTCCTTCAACACCTTGTTGGCCAAAGCGAATAATTTTTTCTTTGCCGTCTTTGCACGCTTTAACAACATGTGATTTAGTGGCATGTTTAGGCGTACGACGTGGTTTGTCACACGCCATTTTGTCTTTAGCTAATTTTGCAGCACTTGCTGCTTTTTTATGTTTACTCACTTAACTGAAGGAAAAATTTTTTTTAAAGCATCAATAATAACTTGAATAATACCATTTCCTTTTAGTGGCGTATAAGGAAGGATTTCAGATGTAGCTGCAATTACAACAGCAATAATAGCCGCAGTTGAAGGATCCATAAACTGCATACTTAACTTTTAAAATTATAGCAATAACTAAATATTTATGCTAATTTTTATACAGTGAATAACTACACATGTCTAATAAAAAACCCAAGTTACTTTGGATTGGCGATATTATTGCTACCACAGGATTTGCTCGTGTTACTGAAAATATACTTGAGAGAATTTGTGATGACTGGGAAGTAGTTGTTTTAGGAAATAATTATTGGGGTGATCCGCATCCACTTCAAACAAAATATAAAATTTATCCTTCAAGTAATCGTTTTCAAACTGCACCTTTTGGTGAACAACGTATTAGAGAAGTTGTTGAACGAGAACGACCTGATATTGTTTTTACAATGAATGATATCTGGATTATTAACGAACAATACCGGCAAATCGCTGATCTTCATAAACAAAATTTATTTAAATTTATTGGTTACTATCCCATGGATTCTTATGGGTGGACTGGTTGTATTGCAGACACTGCAAATGAATGGGATGAAGTTATTTGTTATACCGATTTTGGTTTAGAAGAAAGCAAACAAGGAGGCATTACAAATAAAAATATTCATTCAATTCCTCATGGAATTAATATGGGGCAATTTTATCCTATGGATAAAAAAACTTGTAGAGAAAAACTTAATTTACCTTTTAATGATGCCTTTATTGTTTTTAATGGTAATAGAAACCAATTTAGAAAACGCATTGATTTAACTATTACTACATTTGCAAAATTTTGTGTAGACAAGCCAGACACTCAACTTTATTTGCATATGGGTTTAAAAGATCAAGGTTGGGATATTATGCCTTTATTTAGTAGAGAAATGCGTAAATACGGAGTGGATCCAAATAATCGAATTATTTTAACGAGTAACAGTCCTGGCTCCCCTGGGGTTCCTGTTGAGCTTTTAAACGTCATCTACAATGCGTGTGACGTTGGCATTAACACCTGCAAAGGCGAGGGCCATGGCTTAGTTAATCATGAGCATGCTGCCTGTCGCGTGGCCCAGGTGGTGCCTGATCACACCTCATGCAAGGAGATTTTTGAAGGTGCTGCTCCCCTCATCGAATGTTATTCAACGGATGTGGATGTCAATTATTCCAGAGAACTCCCCATTCCTGACGTGGATAACGGAGTTGAAATTCTTAATAAATTATATTATGACCGAGATCACCTTAATGAAGTGGCAGAAAAATGCTATGACAGGGCAACTTCCGAGCGATATGACTGGGATTATATTGCCCCTAAATTTAATGAAGTTTTTAAAAACGCAATTAAAAAACCTGGTATAAATTTTGTGTCTTCCAAAAAAAACAATGCGGTAAAAATTAAAAAAAGCAAAGACAAAAAAATAAAAACCTAGTAATATAGATGCGGACACTCGCGACGAGGAGCACTTAGGTGCTCTTTTTTTTGTCATCATAACCGGAATTACTATGGGACTAATTTGTCGATACAGAGACTCAGACTTTTGACTATTTTATTTTCTAAGTTACGTAACCTATGGAATGTAAAAAGTTTAGGCAAAAAAATCTTAATGATTTTCCTAAACTTTTAACAAAGTTGCGGTTGGCTCTTATAAAGAATAAAATAAGCACAAGTCTGCAAGTCTGCATTTGCTATGGCAAACGTCCATGCCAACCCCAACTTTAAACGCTATAACACGGTTGTATTGCCATCTGAGACTCAATTTAGATACATAAGAAACATGGATTCTTTAACAGATAAAGAACTAAATAAGCAAGGTTTCTACCATGGCTATACATGTGCTTATGGTCATACAATTCGAGATCAAACCAATCACTGGTGCTATTACTGCGTTTTAAAAATTGTTTCTAATAACTGTGGCTTTGATATTAATTTTTTACATCAACTTTATAAACTTAAATATTTTAAATTATGGGGTCAAGTTAATATAAAAAACTGGGATGAATGCTGGGAAGCACCTAATAAAATGGTGACTTTTCCCTCTTATCGTTCTATGTATTCAAAAAAGAAAACTGAAAATGTTTCATTTCACAAAGCAATTTATCAGTGTGCATGGGGAGATATTGGTAAAGGTTATGTAACTAGATCTTGTGGAAATAAAAATTGTGTTAATCCTTTGCATTTAGTTTCTACTTGGAATCGATCTGTTCCACCTCAAACTATTTATCCATTTGAACTTGAATTTGAAGCAGACAAATTAATGAAAATGGCTACTAAAGCTAAAAATCATTTTGTTCGCCCTACTATTTCTTATCCACAAGATGTATTAAATGAATAAGAAGTAAAATAGATAAAAAGCTTAAATATGACTCGTAATCTTTTTTCCGATAAAAGCCAAAGAAAAAGAACAGCTCAAGATCCTTTGTCTTTAGGAGAAGTAACTCAGACTACTGTTAAATATTTACGTGGAAAATTAGGTCCTCAAAATAAAGTAGTACAAGGTGGTTATGGTGGCGGCACGTATAATCATTGGTTTAAAATTAAACTATTGCGTCCAGGGTGGTTAATACTGGCTAAAGATGGTAATGATAAAAAGAAGTTTGCTGTTAGTACTTATAACTTAAATAAAATACCAATAGAACCAAGGGCAATTTTTCAAGATGATAGCTTGTCTACTATTGGAACAAATGGAAAAGTAATTTATCCTTATTTTGGGCATATAATGGGTGCGCAATCAAATTTATATAATACATATAATCCAAACGTTCAAAACAGAGGAGATAATTT